ATAGGAGCTTCATCTTTTAAGCAAGAACGCTCGTATCAAGATACAGACTATTTAGAAATGGCAAAAGAACTAGAAGAAGGTTTAGGTGGATATTTAAGGGCAGACCCAGAGGGTTATGCGAGCTATGTAAAAGATAAGTTCCCTGACTATGTAGACGAAATTAGAGAAGCTGCTGCAGATAAAGCTACTGTTCCTACCGTAGGCCCAGACAAATTTTCTTATAATGAAATACGAAATATTATGAAAGAAGAAAATCCAAATGCTTCACCTGAAGAGATTAGTAACCGTATGATAGGTTACGGGGTAGGCGAATTTGAATTTTACCGACCATCTGATGCACGTTTTGGTACAGAAGAAATTAATGTTGCTGGCAATGCTGCTAGGGCAAGTTATAGAGATAACATTCCACCTGCTGTTGCTACACAAACAGAAGCAATATTTGATCCAGAAGCAATAGTTCAACCTGACGTCCCTGCGTCTCTCCTGCGTGATAATTTATATGATCCCGGTTCAGATAATTTAAAACCGCCAAGTGTTTCAAAAACAGCTACTGCAACTAGACAAGATGGAACTAATTTAAGAGATACTGGTTATGATGAAGCGGGTGTAAAAGTAGGTGATCGAAGGGCTTTACCTACTGCTGCTCAAACTCGTTCTAATGAAGTATTTACACTAGAAGGCGAGTATCCTGAAACTAAAATTTCTACTGCTATACCGGGACTAGAAGGTAGAGCTATGGGAAACGTAGTTCTTGGTTCAACATCTGAAGAACAAATGGCTCGAAAGACTAGGGCTGTACAAAGAGGCACTGGATTGCCTGATTCACAGATAGGGTCTGCTGATCCTGTAATGAATGATCCAAGAAAAACTACACCTACTATGCAAATGGGTTCTGAACTATCTCCTGTAAAAGCACCTACAACACCTTATGAAGTAGTGCAATTTCCTAATCCTATTAGTCCACGATCTACTTACACAGGAACAGATGTAGCGTCTGATGCTGATGAAATTATGACGCAAACACAAGAAAGAGCAGACGCATTAAGAGAACAGTCACTTACTATGCCTTCTCAAACACAACAAGCATTGCCATATACAGATCGGGGTACTGTACCAGATGAATTAGTTGGTGCGCCTATGCCATATAATGATCCATACGGTCCTTCAGAACTATCTAATGCACCTATGTCGGGTACTGTTGGTTTTGGTTTAGGTGATTTACCTGATGAACTATCTGGTGTGCCTATGTCGGGTAATATTGATCCAGACTTACGTGAAAATTACGCCAAAAGTATTAGAATGCAACGTGCAGCTAAACAACAATCTATTGTGCAATCAAGAGCGCAACGCCGTGCTGGAGAAATGGCACAAGTAGTATCCTTACGTAATTCTTTAATCTCAAATCAAGCACCCGTTAATCAGCAAAAAATTAAAGCTGCTATTAAAGATGCAGAAAAAACTGGCAGAACAGGCAGTACTATTGGTGGTGTACCTGTAGGTAAAATGTCTACTGACTCTGATCCAATGGGTGTAATGGTAAATGATAGTACAGGTAAGGTTCTTAAACTTAGAGATATAAATCCCGGCCTTGGAAATGCACCGGGAGGTGCTGGTGGTAAGACTGTCTTTAGGGATGCTGAAGGACAGAGGTTTGTTAAAGATACATTTGGTAGAACATCTGTTGTTAATAGCAAAGGAGAAATTGGTGGTGACTACACAGGTGCAGGAGTAGTGCCTGATAAGACTAGAAACCAACCTTCTAAACCAGCTAAAGCTACAGCCAAACAAGAAACTAAAAATGGTGTAAGGTACAACAAAAAGGATGATAAAGGAAATCCCCCATCTAAACCTGCTGATCCTCCCGGCAATACTGGTGGCTTTACTAGCTTTGCCGACATGTTTGATGGTGGTGGCCCCGGTGAATCTGCAAAACAAGAGCAAGATCGTGGCGGTGGAGATGGCAGTTCTAGTAAGATTGTTTGTAGTGCTATGAATGATGCATATGGCTTTGGTTCTTTTAGAAATAAAATATGGCTAACTCATTCAAAAAACAACTTGACAAAGGAGCATCAAGTAGGTTATCATAGGATATTCCTTCCTTTAATAAACATAGGGTATAAAAAGAATAATAAGTTTGTAAGAAATTGTTTAGAACACATTGCTAGACACAGAACAACAGACATATATCTCCAATCAAAAGGTAACAAACGAGATGCACTAGGAATGGTATATAGAAGTATACTAGAACCTATCTGTTACTTTGTTGGTTTGATAACTACATCAAATGGAAAAACATAATGGAAATAGATTTCTTAGAAGTATGGACTAACTTTGAAGCTCTTGAAGAAGAAGACAAGATTAAAATTCGTGAAGTAATGAATAGCCCCTTGAGGGAAATAATTGGTAAAGTTTTCGGTCCAGAGTTTGATCGTATGCTAGGGCAGTTTGCCACAGCAGAAGCACCAACAAGGCGTGGTCTAGCCGCACGTTAAACGGCTAATCAGAACTGGCTACTCACCCCCCTACAACACAGGCTACGGTGGCCCCAGTAAACAGGAACTATAATGGAAAACGAACTAGTAGTAACACAAGAACAACCTAAGTCAATGATGATGCGTAAGAGTCGAGTACATGAACGAGTACAAGAAGACGAAGAAGAACTACGCCAGATGTTAGAAGAACGTAAAGGCGCAGAAAAAGAAGCAGATGCTCAAGCAAAAGAAGATGTAGAGCCTGAGAATGCAGAAGAAAAAAGTTATAAGAAACGCTATGCTGATCTACGTAGAGGATCACAGAAAGCTAAAGAAGATTTAGAAAGTCGTATTAACGCCCTTGAGTCTCAGCTTAAACAGAGTACTGCACAGGAAATGCAGCTACCTAAATCAGATGAAGACATTGATGCATGGGCAAGTCAGTATCCAGACGTAGCTGCTATTGTTGAAACTATTGCTATTAAGAAAGCACGTGAGCAACAGGCAGGACTACAGGATAAAGTAAAAGAGATTGACGCTATGCGGGAATCCGCAACACGTGATCGTGCAGAGGTAGAGTTACTTAAAGCTCACCCTGACTTCGGTGAGATACGTGATAGTGATGAATTTCATAACTGGGCAGAAGAACAACCTAAGTGGGTTCAGGATGCCTTGTATGAGAACGACAATGATGCAAGGTCTGCCGCACGTGCTATTGATTTGTACAAAGCAGACATGGGCATTAAAACTAAGAAGCCTAGCAGTAAGGATGCTGCTAAGTCAGTGAATACTCGTAACAGTCGTAGTCAACCTGACGCTACATCTAACAATAACAAGATGTCTGAGTCACGTGTAAACAAGATGACTAGCAAAGAGTATGAGAAACAACAAGACGAAATCATGGAAGCTATTAGAACTGGTAACTTTATTTACGATATTTCTGGTAGCGCACGATAAAAAGACTTGACAATACAAGTTTAAAGAATATAACTATATACAATAGGTTTAACGCAGCCCCCATACTTTAGGACTACCTGCGTTAAACTTCTCTCACAAACATGAATAGTTCTAGCGACTACCTAATGTCTCTGGCCCGTTGTGTAGAAGGTTGGCCGACTTTCTATAGGATGTTACCCAAAAGAATTAGCCTCAATAATTACATTTAAGTTTGTATCTGTGTCTTAATGCAAAGGATATTACAATGGCATTTACGACAGCTACGGGTTATGGAAATCTACCTAATGGTAATTTCAGCCCAGTCATTTACAGCAAACAGGTACAGCTTGCGTTCCGCAAGTCAACTGTTGTTGGTGACATCACTAACTCCGATTACATGGGGGAAATTTCTGGTCAAGGCGATACAGTCAAGATCATTAAAGAACCTGAGATTTCAGTATCTGAATATGCACGTGGCACAAATGTCACAGCGCAGGATTTAGAGGACGCCGATTTCTCATTAGTCATTGACAAAGCGAATTACTTTGCTTTCAAGATGGACGATATTGAAGAAGCACACTCACATGTGAACTTCATGGACCTTGCATCTAACCGTGCAGCATATCGTTTGGCAGATAACCATGACCAAGAAGTCCTTGGCTACATGGCTGGCTATAAGCAGTCTTCTTTGCACAGCAAAGCTGACACACTTAACACTACAGTTAATGGCTCTAAGGCTGTTTCAACTGCAGGTTCTAATGAACTGCTTTCCTCTATGCAACTGCATAAGGGTGACTTTGGTAACATTACTACTGCCTCTGCTGGCACTCACTCAATTCCTGTGACTGCACGTATGCCGGGTGCTACTTCGTTGCCAACTGCAACTGTTTCTCCTGCAATGATTATTGCTCGTATGAAGCGTTTGCTTGACCAACAGCAGGTTGACTCACAAGGTCGCTGGCTGGTAGTTGATCCAGTATTCATGGAAATTCTTGCTGATGAAGATTCACGCTTCATGAATGCAGACTTCGGTGATTCGGGTGGACTGCGTAACGGTCTGACCGTAAGCAACTTTCATGGCTTTCGTGTATACTCTTCGTCCAATCTGCCAGCACTAGGCACTGGACCGGGAACTGCAGGAACCGCAAACCAACTGACTAACCTCGGAGTAATTATGGCGGGACACGATTCCTCTGTAGCTACTGCGGAGCAAATCAATAAGACAGAAACATATCGTGACCCTGACAGCTTTGCTGACATTGTTCGTGGTATGCATTTATACGGTAGGAAGATTCTTCGTCCAGAAGCAATCGTCACTGCTCGTTATAACGCAGCGTAAGGGAGGATATAAACTATGGCTACTTTTGATATGACTTCCGTTGATACTGCTGGTGTTGGAGCAAACGTTCTTGCTGTTCCAACAGTAGTTGGTAACGTTGTAC